GACACCCTCGCGGAGGAAGTCGTAAGCATATCCAGCTTCGGAGGTGGCGATGGCCGCACCAACTGCCCCCTCGCAAGGCGCGCGCCTGCGCGACTTGGGCGATTACCTCTTCGTGCTCGCCGAGCGTTACGAGACCTCAGAGCGTGACCTCACGGCGCGCCGAGACGTGCATGACGATATCGAGCGCACCGCCGGCGAGCTGCGCGCGATCGTTCGCGGCACGGCAGCCAAGGCGATCAATCCGCCGCTCGAGACGAGCAAGGACGGTAGCCGCTGCGTCTGGTGATTGTCGCGCTGCCGCTCGCAGCCGCCTTGTCGCTCGCCGCCTGCGCTGCGCCTGTTGATCGCTGCGCTGGCACGGCCAGCCAAGCCGAGTGCCGCGCCTTGCCCCGAGCAAGCGAAGACCTGACCAATTACCTACTCAGCCGCTTGGTCCCTCGATCGAGCGGCAGGTAGCGCATCGATGCCGATCCAGCCCCCTTCGCTTCGCCGTCCCGGCGCGACTGATCGCAAGGCATGGCAGCAAGCCTCGATCTACGGCGACAAGCGCAAGCGTGGCCGTGCAGGCCAGCGCGATCGCGCCCGGGTGCTTGCCGAGGAGCCGCTTTGTCGTGCCTGTCTCGAGCTCGGCCGCACGTCCGCCAGCACGCGCGTCGACCACATCAAGCCGCTGAGCGAAGGCGGCAGCGACGAACGATTCAACAAGCAAGGGCTCTGCATCCCTTGTCACGATGCCAAGAGCGCGGCCGAACGCGTGTCGAACCAACGCGGTCGCACCGCCGATCGCTGACCTTTCCACATGATGGGAAATGGCCCGAACGGGTCATGTCACCATGTGGGACGACCCCTCGAAGGGGGGGCGGGGTCGGATCTCTGGCGCCCCTCGGGCCGGACACCGCACGTTAGTCATTTTCTCGCGCGGCCGAAATCAAAACCAAAATGATCCCCGGGAGAATGGCCGATGCCGAGCGGTGGATCGCGGCCAGGCGCTGGCCGAAAGCGCAAGGATCCAGCCCTAGCTTTGACCGGAACCGAGCGTGCGAAGCTGCCGGCGACGCCGGCGAGCTGCATGGTCCCGCCGCTGCATCTGTCCGACCTCGCGCAGCTGCTGTTTCGTGAAACCGCCGGCATCCTTGAGCAGCAGGGCCGCGCCGATATCGCGTTCATTCAGCTCGTGGCGATCCTCGCGCAGCGGCAGGAGCAGATCCAGCGCTGGCAGGCCGTGCTCGAGATGTCGGGCGACACTTGCGAGAGTTCGACGGTGCGAAAAGTCGATGGGCAGCAGGTCGTAACAACGATGCTGCGCGCGCGCCCGGAAGTCGCGATGCTGTCGGACGCCTTGCGGCAGACGCAGTCGCTGCTCGGCGAGCTGGGGCTGACCCCTTCGGCCTTCCTGCGGCTCACCGGCGGCAAGAAAGACGACGGCGCCGGCTCTGACGAATTTGATTTCTGAGGTGGCGGCCATGAAATCAAACCGACGCGGCAACGATCGCGGCACTGAGCCGCTTAACACCTAGACGCGGTGGCGAGCGCGCCTAGCGCGCCGGCGCGTGACCATGCGGCGATCGCGCGGCAGTATGCCGTCGACGTTGTCTCGGGCAAGATCCCGGCAGGCAAACAGATCCGCTTGCAGTGCGAGCGGTTCATCACCGAGCTGGTGTGCAGCGCCGGCGATGACTTCCCGTTCCGCTTCGATGAGGTGCGCGCCGCGCGGCCGTGCCAGTTCATCGAGCGCTTGCCGCATACCAAGGGGCCGTGGGCGCGCCAAAAGAAGCGCCTGGTGCTCGAGCCTTGGCAGATTTGGAACATCTGCGTCGTGTTCGGCTGGGTCCACAAGGACGGGACGCAGAAAGATACGCGCCGGTTTCGCCGTTGGATGCTGGTGGTGCCGCGAAAAAACGGCAAGTCGGCGATCGCCTCGGGCATCGCGCTGTACATGCTGTGCGCCGACAACGAGTTCGGCGCCGAGGTTTACTCGGGCGCGACCAACGAAAAGCAGGCCTGGGAGGTGTTCCGGCCCGCGAAACTGATGGTTCAGAAGCTGAAACGGCTTCGGGACAAGTACAACATCGACGTGCTGGCCAAGCAGCTGCTTCGTCCCGACGATGGCTCCCGCATGGAGACCATCATCGGCGATCCTGGTGACGGCCAGTCGCCGAGTTGCTCGATCCACGATGAATATCACGAGCACGCCGACGACGCCCAGGTCGACACGATGATCACCGGCATGGGCGCGCGCGATCAGCCGCTCCAGCTGCTCATCACCACCGCTGGCGAGAACTTGGCCGGCCCGTGTTACGCGATGATCCTCGAGCAGCGCGAGCGGCTCGCCGGCATCGGCCACAACGGCGGCCCGCCGATCGACGACGACACGTTCTTCGCGGAATATTCGATCGACGAAGAGGACGACTGGAAGTCGGAAGCCGCGCTCCGCAAGGCGAATCCCTGCATCGGCATTTCAGTTGGTCTCGACTATTTGCTGGCGCGGCAGCGCGACGCTATTTCGACGCCGCGAAAGCGCGGCATCTTCAAGACCAAGCACCTCAACCTATGGGTCGCCGCAAAGTCGGCCTATTTCGACATCGAAGCCTGGCGCCGGTGCGCGACGGACACGATCCCGGTGCGGTTCGCCGAAGCGATCGAGCAATTTCGCGGCCGGCGCGCGATCCTCAGCCTCGATCTTGCCTCCAAGGTCGATATCGCCGCGCTCGAGGTGCTGATCCTGCCCGAAGGCGATCGGGCAACCAAAGCCGACCCGTACATCCGGCTCGGCCGATACTTCCTGCCGACCAAGGCAGTCGAGGATGTCAGCGCGTATCAAGGCTGGGACGCGCAAGGCCTGCTCGACGTAAGCGAGGGCAACATCACCGACTATGAGGAGATCGAGATCGCGATCGGCCTCATCCGCGAGATCCTCGACGTAGAACACGTTGCCTACGATCCCGCCCAGGCGACGATGCTGGTGACCCGCCTGATGAAGTCGGGCGCGCCGGTGATCGAGGTGCGGCCGACGGTCGTCAACTTCTCCGATCCCATGAAGGAGCTCGATGCCTGGACCAAGGCCGAGCTGATCCGTCACGCCGGTTGCCCGGTGATGGAATGGGAAATGAGCAACGTCGTCGCCCAGCTGGACGCCAAGGACAACGTCTACCCGCGCAAACCGCGCGTCGAGGCCAAGATCGACAATCCCGTCGCGCTGATCGCGGCTATCGGCGTGGCGCTCTCCGAGCAGCCGGCCGCAAAATCCTTCTGGGAGGATGCATGAGCAAGCTCTACAATCTGGCGCTCGAGGCGGTCGGCGTCGTTGGCGTCGGTATCGTCGTTTGCGGCGTCGCCCAGCTGAGCTTCGCGGCCGCGACGATCCTGACCGGCCTCGTCATCGTCGGCGCCGTCGTGATGCTGGTGCGCCAGCGCTGATGCGCGGCTTGTTCGGCGCGCTCGCCGCGCCTTCGCGCAAAAGCGCGGACGCGCAGACGCTCGACTGGCTGCCGGGCTTCCTGCTCGATGCCGCCAGCAAGACCGGCATCAGCATCAACTGGTCGACCGCGCTCCAGGTGACTGCGATGCTGGCGTGCTGCCGGGTGGTTGGCGAGGATATCGCGGTGTCGCGGTGCAGCCTGATGCGGCCGCGCACCGGCGGCGGCTTCGACGTTGCGAGCGACCATGATCTCCACCAGCTGCTCTACCTCGAGCCGAGCGAAGGTCTGACCGCGTTTTCGCTGTGGGAGACAATCGTTTTTCACGTCATGCTCTGCGGCAACGCCTACGTGTTCATCAACCGTGTCGGCGATTCCGGCCGGATACACGAGCTGCTCGTGCTCGAGCCGGCCAAGGTTCAGGTGACGCGGCTGCCCGATCGCACGCTGCGCTATGACGTCGCCGGCGAGGATGGCGGCTTCCGCACCGTTCCCAACAACCTGATCTGGCATATTCGCGGCCCGAGCTGGAACGGCTGGATGGGTATGGAAACCGTCCGCCTGGTGCGCGAGGCACTCGGCCTGAGCCTGGCGCTCGAGGGCAGCCATGCCGAGCTCCACAGCGGCGGCACCAAGCAGAGCGGCGTTTACGCGATCGACGGCGAGCTTACGGCCAAGCAGCACGAGCAGATGGTGACATGGCTGAAGCGCTACGCCGCAGCCGGCGATCTCTCCGGTGCGCCAATGGTGCTCGATCGCGGAGCCAAATGGTTCAACCAGCAGATGTCGGGCGTCGACACCGAGCATCTGGCCACCCGCAACTACCAGGTCCAGGAGGTTTGTCGCGGCGTCCGCGTCATGCCGATCATGGTGGGCCTCGCCGACAAGGTTGCGACGTATTCCAGCTCCGAGCAGATGTTCCTGGCGCATCGGCAGTACACGCTGACGCCCTGGGCCGGCCGCCTCGAACAATCCGGCGAGGTTTCGCTGCTCACCCCGGCTGACAAGCGCCAGGGCCTCCAGCTTCGCTTCGATCTCGACGTTTCCATGCGTGGCGATTTCAAAAGCCGGCAGGAAGGTCGTCAGATCCAGCGCCGCAACGGCATCATCAACGCCAACGACTGGCGCGCCGGCGAAAACCTCAACCCGCGCAGCGACCCCGGCGGCGATCAGTACATCGTCGAGGCGAATATGGCGATCCAGGACGGCCGCGACCTGCCGGTGCCGGCCTCCAAGCCCTCGACCCCG